CTGTTTCCTCCTTCATTACAGGTAGGCCGTCTGCTGACTTCAGACATCTTCTTAACTTGTCGTACATTGGCACTCTCCACAACAAGGACGAGGGAGACACTATCCAAGGCTACTTGAAAATCTTCAACAAAGTCATAGATGAGGAGGTCAAACTCAAGGACACAAGACTTGAGTATGTTGGTTATGGAAGCCCTTCCCTGACTGAGCTCAGGGATCATGAGTTCAACCTTGTGTGGGTGAAGATGGCCTCAAGGGAGGTGATGAGGACTCTTGAGAACTCAGGGTGGACTCAGGACACAATCGCTGAAGAAGTTGAGTTGGCACTGGCCAATAAGACCTGGGAGGACTTCTCGACAATGAAGAAGAGCTGTGTCGACAAGCCAATGCTCGACTTTGAGACTGAAAATCAGTACTATGTCAGAGGGCAGAAGACTAAAAGGAGGGACTTTGCTCTGGTTGAAGTCTTAAAGCTCATCGAAATATTCGGGGAACAGAACCCGTTCCTGTCTCTGAGCAACATGCTAGAATATGCTGAGAAGAGAGAGACACCAGGTGTTGTTGCGAACCTCTTCAAGAAGCTCCAGCTCTCAGGTGTCAGAGAGATCTTCGTGCTGAGAATGCTGGACAGAGTTCTGATCAACTTTGTGGAGACAATAGCAAGGGTCATCTCTTCGAAACTTGACATTGAAATGCAGACTAACCCCCAACTCAAAATTCAAAAGACTCTAAATCATTTTTCAATGTCTGGAAAGCTTACCGCTGGGGTAGAGAGTGGCCGATCATCTGAGACTTCTGTGATCACCTTGACCAACTCAGATGATGCGTCAACCTGGTGCCAGAGGTTCGTCATGAATGTATTCGGGGTGTTGTTCTCAAACCTGCTCCCTGAGAGGCTGTACCGCCCTGTTTCTCGGATCCTCAACATGATCACAGACAAGAGACTCGAGCTACCAATCGAGCTCTTGAACATGTTTGCACGGTACCCATATGCCAAATCGTCTTCTGATGGCCTCAATCAAGTCAAAGCAGCCTTCCTCAAGCAAGAAAGCTCTGAACTCTTTGACGTCCAGAAAATGCACCTGAAGAACCGAACAAATTTCATGCAGGGTATTCTTCACTACACAAGTAGCTTAATGCACTCAGCCCACCTTCTCCTAGTCACAAAGATTCAAACTTTTGCTGTATCAACTGTGGGCGGGAGAGTCTACGCCACAAACAAGGTGTCTTCTGATGATAGCTCGCAGATTATAACTATGGTGCTGAGGAAGACTGATGATGAGACAAATAGGAGGATCTCTGCCATCGTGTCAATGATAAAGCAGGAATCTTATCCCTACATGACCGCAAAACAAAGCTCGGAGAAGAGTACATCATGCTGTTACTCTCACATGGAAGAATTTAACTCTGTGTGGTGCGTGTCTGGCAGCATGCTATCCATTCCTATCAAGTTTTGCTTCTCGGCTATGAAACTGACAGGTGGCTCATCACTTGAGTCAAGGATTGACACTTTCTCCACTCTGCGTCAGCAGGTCTTCGAAAACACTGGCTCCACGATGATTGCTTCAGTCGTTCAAGAGTGTCAGAGAGAACACCATTACAGGGCTCTAGGGAAGTACATTTCACCATCATTCCCCACTTTCTACCAGAAGCTAACAAAGGAAAGGCCAAGCTCATCATTCGGCATGTTTCTGAGGGAGCCTCTTGCTCTCTGCGGGATTGTTGGCAAAGAATTTTGTGATTACTCTGCGTCTAAGAAGTCACCCTTGTTCTCGAGAGTACTCTCGTCGCTCAGATCTGAGGTCTTTCTGAGAGAGGTTTCAACTCAACTCAGAGAGCACCAATACTACCTGACGCATGGACAGACAAAGAAGCTATCAGAGTTGCGGGAGAGGGTCTCATTCTCATTCGATGAAATCGAGAGGTACTATAAGGAGAACCCTGCTGAGCTGTTCGGAATGAAGTCAAGCGGACACAATGTCAAAATTGCGATCAAGAGCAGATTGATGTCCAGAACTGTCTCAGACTCATTCCTATTTCAGTGCGAAGCTATGGTCCACCAATCTTCGGTTTACATGTTGGACCAACAGTGTGTCACTATTACCACGAGGGGGGGAGAGTCACACAAATCCTCCTTGCTCAAAGCTATGGATGATATGGTGGTAGGGGATCAAGAACTCGGGGATGCATTTCCGATGTCAACATTCTATGAGGAGTGCCTGTCTGCCGCTGCATGGGCTGACACTGCTAATGTTGCACCCTCTCCTAGGGTCAGGCTGAACTGCAACAGGTATGTTTTTAGACCAAATGCAGTAAGGAGTGACATCGAGGCTGTGCTCACCAATCTCTGGTTCCCAGATTCAGTCAGGAGAGATTACCTAAGTCTGTTGTTCAAACATCATTCCTTGGTCTGCAGGACAAGTATCCATGGCTCTCGACAAGCTTTGAGCAGACCCTTACAAATTCTCCCATCGGTGGCTCATTCGAGATTGCCGCCTTTGTGAAGTCAACAATGGAGAGCTCAAAGACTGTGAAGGTCTTTTCGGCCTCAAGGCAGAAACCGGGGCTTCTAGATAGCTTGTTGGAGCTTGTTGGGTTCAGTTACATGCCTGGCCTTTCCCTAACTGTGGCAGATGAGGAACCATCTGTCATAGAAGATGAGCCACAAGGAGCAGAAACAGCTATGACGGAGGTTCTGATAAATCAGCTCCGATCTCTGCTGAAGAGAAGATAAGGATGCTGCAGAAGCCAAGCAAACCTTCTGAACTCCTCGGCAAGCTCATCAAGGGCAACTTTCCCTTCAAGGATTTCCTACCACCTTCTCCGAGATCTGACTACCTCTCTCCTCCCCCGCCCTTTGATAAAGAAAAAACTGAGTACTATGGCT